GAAATCCCCTGCGGTCGTTGAAACAAAAAGTTCATCGCCAGCAGAGTACGTTCCCGAGGGAAGATCAATGCCTTCCAACGTGCCAAGCGTAGTGATATACACCTCTGCTCCGGAGTTGCCTCCGGTACTGATTACGCCAAACGAAGGCATCTTCGCCGCGTCATCGGCATCAGCGAGATCGACATCAGGCGTGTTTCCGCTGGTGTATCCAGAGATGTACACAACATCACCAACTGAAAGTGCAGATGCGTTCCCGTTCTTCGCTCGGAACATCACCGAGCCTTCGAGATCCCCGTGAATTTCAGCCCAGCGGAAATCGGCAGACCCAAGGTCCAAAGTCCCATCTGCGTTCGGGATCAAGTCAATGCTGAGACTGCCCGATGTCAAACCGCTCGCGGGCAGAGACGATCCAGCAGATAAGTTTGTCAACTGCGAGCCATCAACCGCAGGCAACTTTGCATCGCCATCAAGTTGGACAATCTGGTTTGCTGATGTGCCGGGTACAAGCCCAAGATCAGTGCGAATTGCAGCAAGGTTGTTGTAGGAAACCGTAAGGGCACCGCTGACATCTGCAACGGAATAGCCCGAAGGCATTGTGACACCCGTCACCGTTCCCAACTTTGTATTGGTAATAGATACTGCACCCGCTGCATCGGTTAGGACGTTCATCCCCGTCAAACCAGTTACTGATTGAACAGGAGCAGCCGCAGAAGCACGAGCATTGGTGTAGTAGAGGTTGCTACTTCCCTCATTCAAGGAGTCGGTGGTTTGCCCGCTAAGGTTTACAGCCCCAACTCCCAAAGCCACTGTCACCGTATTTGAGACAGGCGAACTAAGCGTCACGGTATTGCTGCCTGCAGGCGTAATCGTGACGTTATCGGTAGTCGTCGAAATTGTGACAGTATCAGCCATTAGGTCGTAACCTCAGGAGTAACGATCAAAGTCCCTTCAAGAACACGTTCAACAATAAGACCGTCAGAAGTGACATTTTCAATGTCGTAGACGTACTTTCCGGGAGCATCTATCAACGCAGACTTTGCCGCACTGACTTTGACCGTGAAAGTTTCACGATCGGTTGCAGTCGCACTAGCGGTGTTGCTTTCAAACTCGTCTGAGTTTGTATGCACGTCGTCAATCGAGTTGACGGTGAGCGAAAGAACTTCAGTGCCTCCATGCTTTGTCTTTGCCTTCATTCGGAAAGTGCTGTTCTGGGGAAATGCAGCATCTCCCGCACTACCGCCGTCACGACTTCGGGAATAAACAAGCGTGGTTGTTTCGCCTTGGTTGATAGTCCAATCGTATCGAGCCGTCATGGCGTTCTCCAAGATCCAGCGTAGAACAGATCGTCGTAAGCAGGGTTATCTACGGTCTTTCTCTTGAACGACTTGCCCGTTCGCATCTGCATATTAGCAAGGTTGTCAGTAGCAGTCTTGATCGCGGAGCGATACTGCTGGAGCACCATCTGGTAATGGGACCCACTGATTTTTCGATAGGCCCCCAACTTCATGGCAGAGCCTGCGGAGATCGCTTCGTAGAGAGACTGCATACCAATCGGTGCAATTTCGTACTGGACACCTGTCGTGAGGTTTGTGTTGAAGGGGATCCGCGTCGTCACTTCATTGAGATCAACATCGTGACTTGCGATGACACGTTCTTCTACCATGCCCGTGGCAGGGATGACTCTAAGGATCTGGCCGCAATAAGAGTTCTCTCGCCGATCCAAAGCACCCAGATTTGGGGTCGTGTCCAAGACGAAGGTCTGGCGATCGCCTCTCATAGTCCCCCCGTTGGTGGAGTAGTGAGGCATCACGTCTCCGCTGGGGATGTAGTAGATCGTCCAGTCGTAGGTCTCATTTCCGTACTTGGGCTCGAAGCGTACGGTGTTGCCTTCCAACGCCCAGCCTACACCACGAGGGTTGAACTCGTTTCGAGGTTTGATTTCTTCCCAAAGATTGCCGTCCGTATCTCGACGGCCAATGCGGATGACTTCTCCAACCGCATTGGGAAGTTGGTAGTACTCGTCAGTAGCGTTGGGCCTGAAGTCCATCCGCATGATGGTGGGGTTGTCCGCATTCATGTTGATGCGAGACAGCACATCCACCATCGACGGGCTGATGATGTGGCGTACAAGAAAATCGTTGTCGTACTTGGCGTCGAAGTCAGGATCATCGAGGTAGCCTCGGATCCGTTCAATGACGGTGTACAGAAATGAGCCGGTGCTGTGCATTATTTACCTCCTCCACGCCTGTGCATGACATTTGCCATGATGTCCCGGATGTCTTCCATATGCTCGTAGTTAACATCCCCGCCCATCTCTTCAAAGAGTTCGAGGATGTCATGGGTCTTTCTACTGCTTTCTTTGGCTCTCTTCAGAGACCTTTTAGGATTTAGCCCCAACGAGAGATCTCGGAAAATACTCCCATTATGAAGACCTTCGCCCTTGAGAGAAAGGATAAGACGCTTTGCCTCAGATCGAGGCATGTTGCGAATAATAGGGCTTAGCATTTGAAGAAGGGTGAGTGGGTTCATTAGGTGCCACCTGTGATGATTCGACCCTTGGCCGAGTTCATGAGATCCTTCTTAAATTCTTCAGTTTCAGCGGTCTCGGTTCCAGACCATTTCTTGGATCGAAGGGAATTAGCCGCTGCTTGATCCCCAGTGGTTCTACCCACCCAATCGGCCACCCGGTGCTTCTCTTCGATGTTGTCTCGCTCCATACTACGCTTGGCCTTGGCCCTGTCTCGAATCCCCTTCTTCATGGATTCTGCCATCTCTTGGGCAGGACGAAGCCGGTTCCGGAGCCAATCCTGAGTGGGGGGATGCCAGTTGGGAGGCGTCGGGAAAGCCTCCAACTCCATGACGATCCCAATCCCATCTCGCTTAGGATGGTAGATCCACTTTGACAGCACGAAGGTTTCGGCAATCTTGTGGTGGTAGACGAACAGATCGTCGATGCCGCTAAAACGCCGTGCCCAAAGAACCCATTCAGAGTCCGGCAGAATCTCATGGTCTTCACCAAGAACAAGGCCCATGCCTGCGGCGTGGGCTCTTGCGTCAAATGTAATCTCGATCTCGCTCAATGAGACCTGCCCTTCTGAATTTAGGAAGGATGTGGTTTTTTATCCAATAGGTGACTGTCGTCGGGGATTTGTACCCGTAAGCCTCGGCAATAGAGCGGTGGGTCATTCCCCCCACCTTCATGAGGATAACGTCTATTTCTTTTTCTGTCAGATTCGGGGGCAACTCGGCCCTCGCGTAATCCTCAATGCCCCGGACAGACGTCTCCACAAACTCACTTTCGAGAATAACCCACTTGCTCTTGCGGTATCTCCATCCATGGAACTTGCCGTAAGCGTAAGCCACTCGGGGCCACAAGAAGTTTTTCAAGAACGTGATGACGGTAGCCTTTTCAGGGTCATACCGATCTACAAGAAGTTCGTGAGCAGTCAAATACGCCTGACTCAACAACTCTTCGTGAGTCCACAAAGCAAAGTGGCCCGACTTCTTTACGTCGGCTACCCACTGCATCAAGAAACCAATATGGTCTCCAATGTCTTTACTTCGATTTCTTGGACTTCCAAGAGACACGTCCGGGTCCCTTCTTTGCAGAGGTTCCCTTGCGTGTGCATTGAGACTTGGTGGGACGACAAGCAGGGTAAGGCCGCTTGCTTCCGCCCTTAGCCGACTTTCGACCGCACGCCTTACCAGTCTTACAGTCGATCCAGCCCTTGCCGTTGTTCTGAGAGAACCACTTCTTAAGACCAGTTTTCTTCTTAGCCATCAGCAGCAGCACTCCCTCCACGTCTTACCACAACGTGGACAAATCATCTCAGATGCCGGGGTCACTTCTTCTTGCCGCCGGTGCCCCAGTTCTTCGCACCCTTCTTGCGGCACTTGACGAGGGCTCCGCTGGCGTAGGCAGACGGCCACTTCTTGTAACGGCCCTTGACCTTGTGGTAGCAAGCGTCCTTCTTGCCGCCAGCCTTCTTCTTTGCCATTACTTCTTGCCTCGCTTCTTACCCTTCATCATCTTGCCACAACCACCGGGCTTCATAGCCTTCTTGGCAGCAGCCTTACCCTTCTTGGTGTAGGGATACTTCTTACCGTTCACGTTTGGCATGTCAGCACTTCCATCTGCGGCGAGCCTTGCGGAGCCGACTGTTCGGATCCTTGGCAGCCTTGGGGAACTTCTTCATCTGCCCCGCCGACCGGGCACAGAAAGACTTCTTACGGGGACCACCTCCGGGCTGGGGAGCCTTGAGGTTGGAGCCCGTCTTTCGATTGATGGAGGCGCGGCCCTTGGCAGTAAGCCCGCCCTTCTTGGACTTGCAGCCGCTCTTGATTGAGCAGCCTTTCATCGCGCCCTTCTTTTTGACTTTCTTAGCCACCCAAACCCCCAGTCAAAAGAGGAAGAATTCTGGACATAGGACCCTGCATGAGCCCAAAATTCTTTGCGGCACTAGCAGCCTTGCGTTTTGCTTTGTTTTCAGTGCCGTAGAGTTGATCATGGATTGCACCCAATCCCCCAGCCCCTACCGTGCTGTTTGCAAGACGCCCCGTAATGTTTTCCATAGTTCCGGAAGTAGTTCCTCGGGTAAATGACGGGTCAATAGCCCTCGCAACTCTTTGCGTTTGTGCTACACCCGGAACACGGTTTACGAACTGTAGTGGTCTCGAAGCCGCAACTACAGGAGCAACTCTATTAAACACTGCGTAAGGCCCTGCAAAAGCCAAGGCATCTTGGGGGGCATTAAGAAGGCCTTGGTTTCCATGCAGGGCGTCTGCCCTCTGGGTGTTCACAGAAATCATCTGCCCCATGCTCGGCTGTGCAGACCCGTACCTCATTGTGTTGTCGTACCTAGACCGTTGGGCATTTCCAATCTGACCGGGGCTCATCCCTCGGGCGGCCATGCCTTCAGCCTGACGGTCGGCCCCGATCTGGGGGCCTCTTGGAACAAACATATTCGGGGCAGGGGGAGTCGCTTGACTACCGCGTATAAGATCTTGGAGTTCTTCGACGCTAAGACCAGTCCGTCTTGCTTCTTGTTCAAGAAGAGAGGGAGCCGGTCGTGGGGCCGGAGCATTCGGGTTTTGAGGTCCATACTGCTGCATGAGTTTCCTCGGAAGTCGGGGAGGGGGGACTATGCCCCCCTCCCATGACTACTGAGATCAGTCGCCGTAGACCGTATCGGTCGTGACGCCAGTCAACTTCATGCCCGCGGCCTGATCCGGGATCAACTGCATTCGCAGCATACCGGGCATCTGAACGGCTTCCGTCATCTGGTTGCCGTTGTTGAGCAGGTACGGGAACTTCACGCTGCTACCGCCGGTGAGGGCCGGGACCACGAACCGGAACGGAACGTGAGCGTCGGCTTCACCCATCGACTGAAGGCCAGCGTAATCAGGCGGCACATACCGCTTCCAGTTCGAACCGGAAGTCTTGAGTCCGTAGACCGTGCCGTCTTCGATGTACTGCGAGGAGTGGCCCTTGTAGGTCCGACCCTCGAAGGTCATCGCGAAGCCCTCCGCCGAACCTTCGTTGTTGAGGCTCGACAGGTTGTTGGTGCGGTCAATCTGGTACTGACCGATCTTCTGGGCTTCGTAAGCGAGCCACACACCGTCCGACGCGGTAAGAGCGTCGATGGTCTGACCCAACTTGCTCTTCGCCGCGTGGAAGCGACGGAGGTACTGACGCAACTTGTGTTCCGTCAGAACGCCGACGCTGCCCTTGAAGAACGACTTGAACTCAGGGTGGTCGGTAACGCTGATGGAAGCACCACTGATGGCCTCGTCACCGAGCAGGTCGCCCGTAGACTTGAGCCACGAGTTGATACCCGCGATGCCGGTGAACGACGCCGATCCGGTGCCAGCAGCGTTTTCACCACTGTTGGCGTACACGAGAGCATCGCCAGCAGCAATCGCAACCGAACCGGGAGCCGTTCCCGCAAAGACGTTATCTGTGGAGACGAGGGTGATTTCACCCTTGAGATCGTCAACGCTGTCAACCCACACGGAGTAACGACCGGCACCGGCGTTCGAGTTGCTTCGAAGGCCGTTGCCCGAATCCTCGGACTCGTCGTAGATGTCGATCCGCTGACCAGTGAAGAACCGATCGTAGGTACCTTCGGTGATCGAAACCTTCGAGTAGTACGGGCCAGATCCCGAGTTCGTCGGGGTACCGCTGATGGTGCCCAACTTGTAGGAATCGTTCTGGCTGACGTACCAGTAGTTGCAGAGCGTGTGGCTCAGGTTCTGAGCAAAGCCCTGAAGGATCGGCGACACCACATCACCAATGACCGCCGGGGTGGCGTCCATCTGAAGTTCACCAAGGGTGAGCGACAGGTTGGTGTACATGGCCCGCATCGGAACCGTAAGACGGAACGTCTTCGGCTTGGCACCGTCCATCGGATCCGGGAAAGACTTGCCCGGAGCGTTCTGCTTCAGAAGGCGGTTGCCAAGAGACGAAGCAGGGCCAGTGCCGTCAAAATCCTCGCCGTACAGCATGAAGTCATCGACAGGGCCGCCCTGTTCAATGACGCCGGTCATGCCGGTGCGGTACAACTTGTTGACCTGAAAGTCCTTCGAGAATTCGCTGACATTGCCAACGCCCTGCGAAGAAACAACGGTATCACGCCAGATTGGATCCAGCGTAGGCAGAATCGTGTCGATCTGCTTCGACAGGATTTCTTCGATACGGGTGTTATCCTTATCGAAGAGGGTACCCACCGAGTTGGGAGAAAGTCCCATTGTGAATTACCTCACGCTTTAGAGTCGCCACCGGGATCGGAGAGCGACCGGAGCAGTTGATCGGAAGTCCAGTCACGCAACTGGGCTTCAACATCACCGAAAGACTTGCCCTTGGTGTCTGGCACCTTGACGGCTCCTTACGGTGAAGAATCTCGGTCTGCCCCGCCGTTTCCGGAACTCGTCCAATCTTGGACGTATCTCCGATTACCGTGAGCATATCCTTTGCAACCTTGTTGGCTGCCTTTTGAACTTCTTCGCCGAGCCACGAATCATCGAAGGTCCCGGCTGCATTCCGACGCTGTCGAAGGTTTTCGAGGGCTTGAGCCCTGACTCTCTCAGACAGGCTGGTCTTAACGGACTCCGCTTCATCAGGAGTGCGGTTCTGTGCGACCCATTCCATTAGAAGTTTCCCATCAGAGTCTTCTTCAATCGAAGAAGAAACTGCATTTTCCATATTTTGATGGAGGAGTTGGGCACGGAGACGAGTAATTTCTTCGTTGTTCTTTTGAGTCGCCTGCTCAAGTGCGGGGTTAGTGGGAGGCACTTCTGGCTGTGACGGTGTGTTTTCAGCCACGGGGGCCTCCTGATCGTAAATCTTCACCCATTCTTCAACCTTCTCTTGCGGGTAGTTAGAGGCCAGAAGGATGTTCTTGGCATCCTGCTTTCTGGTCTCGTTGTCTGTTGCGGGATCCATGAGACGAACAGTCGCCTGCTGGAATGCTTCAAGACTCTGGGCGTATTCCTGAAGTTCGCCGTAGTTTTTTGCTACTTCGGCGAGATCGGTCGCGGAATACTCTTCTCCCCCCACTTTGATCGTCTGGTCCAGATCAATGGGGGGCGGAGTTTGACTTCCGTCCGGGGTTGAAGCCTCAGAAGTCTCTTCTACGGATGTCGTCTCTTCAGCCAAGGTTGGCTCCTTGCATCATGCCGGGACCCGGTTGTGGACCGGCGGGTTGTGGGGCTTGCTCTGCAAACGCTGCAATTGAATCTGGATTCGGAACCATCGCAGGAAGCGAAGCACCCATGAATTGAATCAATGCTTCACGATACTTCTTGAACTCATCGACAATCCGAGGATCCGCCTTCGTCATCAGAGGCCCAGACATAAACGAACTAAGGACTCTCAACTGCAACTCAGGCTTGCTGGTGTGTGGGGTAATGACAATCTCACCCGGCTCTGTACCATTGCCGAAAAGATTCAGAATGTTTTGAACGACCTGTTCATATCCAGACTGATCTTCGTCCATCCACATTGCAAAGTCAAGTCCCTCCTTCAGGGCAAACAACTTGAAGGCTTCTGGGTCCATGAGCCCCGACTGGAGAAGTTGAAGTGCCTCCTGCTTCCTAGCCACCTCAGACCGGGGATTGACTTGCTTAACTGCGAATGTCAGGTGAGAAACATTGGGGATTGGATTGTTCTGGAAGGAGATCTGGCTGTTGTCAAAGTCGATGACCGCCCCTGCAAGATTGAGATCAAGACTCTTTACTGGGATGGCTCTAGGGGAGATGAAGAGTTCTCGGCTGGCGTTAGCAACCATGCTTCGATACATCCGGCCCCAAGCCTGAACAACACCCATAGTCGGGTTGGTCATGGCCTTGTTGATCTGCTCATCAAGGAACTGAAGCCCAGAAGCAGAGTCAACTCGCCCCTTCTCCTGAAGAAGGTCTTGGACCGGGTTGATGCCTTGCATGAGTTGCTTGGCGAATGCAGCGGTCTTGCCGGGGATGTCACCCGCATTGTGGGGCGAGATCGTGAACGGACTGAACTTCTCGTTCAGCGGGTCCGGAGCATAGGAAATCATCCTCAGACCATCGCCGACTTCTCGGAGGATCGAGCGTTCGTTGAAAGAACCTTGGGGCATAACGACAACCCCGTACCGATCCATCTCTCTCACGTTGTTGAAGAGAGCCTTCAGCATCTTCTCCATCTCACGATTGATGGAGAACAAGAGATCGAAAAGACCGGCACCATGGAACGAACCGTTCTCCATGAACCGAGCGAAGCCGATGGGGCAGTAGGTCTGAGTGGAAGTAAGGTCTTGATCGTCAATCAGGTAATCACCAGAACAGATGATGTAACGCTCGCAAGTGCCCCTGACCCCATCAATCCAAAGTTCACGGACCCTCACAACGGTCATCGAATCAGTGGCCGAGGAGTTGTATCCCTTGTTGTTGAAAGGGTTGACGCTATGACCACTGCCCTGAGTGTCGTCCTCTCGAGGATCTTCAAGAGGGTCCCCGACTTGGATGTCGTAGTACTCCATCTCCTCGAGGTTGCTCTTGATGCGGGGACCGAATTTCTCAATCAGGGTTTCAAGAGGAACAATCCTCTGGCGGATGATTCCGGACTGCTTCGTGTAATCCTGTCCCAAGGACGGGAACGGAAGAATCTCCTTCGGGTGAATGACCTCCAGATCACCTGTCAAGCCAATCGTCTCGTGTTCTGTGATATGCCCCTGAATGCCACAAGACCCCAGAGATGTGAACAGGTGGGCAAACTTAGTCGAGACTTCTGCAATCTGCTCGTCTGATACAAGAGCATCTGCAAGTACCTGAGCCGTAGCACGCTGCCTGATCATTGGCAGGCTGGTCCCAGTACGAAGAACCTTTGGCCGAAGATCCATGCTGGCAAGCCGGGCCGAAACCCGGTCAATCGCAGACAGCATCTCCTGACTCTGGAACTCCATGTTCCCCTCTTCGTCAAGATAGTGGGGGGACAGATGGCCCGAGGCGGGATCAAAAACGTCGAATCGACGCATCCCGTTGAGGTAGTAGTAAGTCAAAAGCCAAGTGATTCGCCGGTACTGGAGACGGGAGATCTCCTTTTCGGCGTGGTCACGAATGACCTGACAGATTTCAATCTTCTTCTTGGGAAGTTTGAACTGGTGCTGAGGCATTACGAAGGTCCTTCGCGGCTAGGCCACCGGGCTTCCAATTTGGAGGTACGTCAAAAGGGTTGAAATGAATGTCCGAAAGATTCAGATTATTAGTTGCTTTCGGCGGTTGTTGGACCGGAAGATCCACATTCTTGTCGTGGGCGTAGTAAGCCCTAGCCATTGCTTCGTACAGGAAGTACGGAATCGTGACTGGCTGGTGGGCAGGATCAGACTCTGCTCCCCCCACTTGGGGGGTCTGCGGCGGCTCTTGCGAGTAGTTCATTTACAAACTCCGGGCTAATGGACCCCAACTTGTAAGCCAAGGGGGTTCCTGCGTCATCTGTCAGTTCACCGTCAAGCATCTTCTCCTCGACGGTTCTTTCATCCTCTATATCCTCTGGGTTTCGGTGGATCCTGCCTTTGAGGATGTTGCCCGACATCGAAACGGTGTCGAGGTGGTCATCCTTGGCAAGGCCACCGTCAGCGACCTCCGGATTGAACTGCTCGATCTGGTCGAATAGGTTCGTCCAGTGGCGGTCCATCCGGCGTTCCAGCGGGAACTTGATAAGGCCGTTCTCGAACCGGAACTGGAGAGCCCCGATCCGGGCGGACTTCGAGATCATGCCCACCTTGAGGGGCACGATCTTGGGCATGTGGGCTACCCCGAACATCTCGGACGCCCGCTGCTTCACCAGACTATCGAGGTTCTGGTACAGGGCGATGCTCTGGCGGACCACTTCCGGGTGAATGGAAGGGACCCTCCACTTGTCTGCAATCTGAAAGATGTTCTTGATCAGGGTGTTCTCGTCGCACTGGGCACCCCAGATATCCAACACGAACAACTCGTTTTCAGGGGTGGCAGCCATCACAGTTGCAACCTTGAAGTCCGAGTCGCCGGTAGCCGTCCAAGAAGTGTCGACCGTCATGAAGACCCACGATTCCTTCAAGAAATCGCAGATCGGCATCTTCTTGGCGTTGCCCTCCGGATCCTTCCAATTGATGAGGGTCGCGGATTCTCGGGGATTGAGGCCATAGTCGGCATCGACGCTGGTCAACCACCAACGATGGCTGTCGTCTAGTTCGGGGAAGAACTGGTCTTCACTACTGCCGGGATCCGCCATGTACTCCGACGCGAAGTTGGCTGACCCGATCTGCTCCTTGATCTCCTCAAGGCTGATCCGCTCTTTGAGCCGAGGATCTTCTTCCTTCTGCTTCCTGTCTACCGGCCACATCTCCGGCCAGCAAGAAATCAGTTTGTCTTGCTTGTCCTTGTAGGCGGCCTTGATGATCATCCGGGACCAGTGGTCGAACCGGGGATCCCGTGCCTTCAAACCCTCTTGGCTTTCCTGAGTCTCCATGGCGTACCACGCATAGTGGCGACGACTCACGAAAGTAGCGAGCCACCGGAGGCTGGTGCCGGGCCTTGTGATCATGGGCATGACCACCTTGAAGAGCAGGGTGTCCATGTACGAACGGAGGACGGACATCGATGTCGATGCACGCGGATCGTACTCAGGGTCATCAAGGACGTAGCAGCGGGGGCGACCACCACGCTGACGAGACTCTGACGAGATCGCCCGGAACCACGAGCCGTTCTTCAGATACATTAACTCGATGCCGAAGGACGCTTCGCCACGACGAGGCACAATTCGCTCATCAGGAAACTCAGGGCTCCAATCGTCGAAGATACGAGCGTTCTCTTGGAACTGCGTCTTGATGATCTGGCCGGTCTGCTTGGCGTTGTCGTTGGTTGAGGTCGCGTAGATGAAGGAGTAGCCGGGTCTCGTCAACATCTGAAGAAGGATCGACTTCCGGATGCAGTTGGACTTGGCAAAGCCTCGCGGTGCGATGGCAATGGATGCTCGGTTCTGTGCCCACTCCTTATAGATGCCCAAGTGACCGTCCGGTAGGGGGACTGGATCCTCGTCGTAGAACATCGGATTGAAGTCGTCGGCTTCGTCGGGGCACAAGTACCAATGATCAAAGAACAACATGGCCCCAATAAAACGATCCGCCTTGTCTTGCGGACTCGTTACAGGAACCAACCATTGGCGACAGGCATTGACTCGGGCTTCACGTTGACCATCTTCCGTCAACTCCATGTAGTCAGGAGGCAACGGAAACAGTTCGTTGCCCTCAGCCCTTGTCTCTATCCTTTTGACTCGCATTCAGAGTCCCATTGGCAAGGAGTTCAATAGTGGCGATTCTTGCCATGATTGCCACGAACGAAACCGTGTTGTTCTTGAGGAGGCTGTAGGCATGCACGTTTTCCCACACACGAAAGAAGTCGCTGGTAGGCTCGTCCTTCTTGATGTATCGGTCATACAGCAAGGCACCAAAGCGTTCCCTGCTGCCGATCAGACCATCAACATCATTAATCGCCAAGTCGAATAGTGCTTGACCCGCCGATCTCGCCAGTCCCATCGGTCCCGACCCCTTCATCGTCTTCAGTGCCTCCGCCTGAAGGGGGGAGATACTGAGCGGCGAAGTCGGGGTTTTCAGGGAGTTGACTGCGGTGGGTCGTGGCTTTGAGGTTCGAGAGTAGTTTTTGGTTGCGGGTGATGCGGACACTCTTGTTTCCTTCTTGGTTTGTTGCTGTAAATTCTTGGGTTGCGATGAGTCCATTGGCCTTTGCTACCTCATTGAGTACACGACGAAGTTGGTTGTGGGCTCTCAGAGCGATCTTAGCGTCTGGGTCCCGCATGTGCTGAACAAGAGTAGACACTTCTTCTTCGATGCTGAACGAGTTCATCTCCAATGCCTTTGAAGCAGCATCAGCATCAAAGAACGAAAGAACCTTACCGGCGTCAGCCTGATGTTCCCATTCGCTCATAGTCCCCCCTTGAGCCCCTTCTGGGCAAGGGCGGCTACAACGCGAGCAAGGGGATGGCGAATGACAGACCCACGAGTCGCCTTGAACTGACGACTTCTCGGCATACCCCTTGAAAACTTAGGAGATCTGATCGAACCGACAGAGGGCTCCCTGAATCCTCTTGTCGCCTTTGCCGTTCCGATTGCATTGAGTTCGCGTCTCAATGCAGCCAATTGCCTGTTGGTGTTCACGGGTTGAGCCCGCGAGAAACCTTGGGCTCTTCCGATGGCGTCCTTCACCTCTTCAATAGTTGCTGGTCCAGCGATAGCGGCTGCCTTTCTGCCGGGACTAAGTCCTTGGATCCTAGTGACGTTCGCGGCGTTTCTTTGTAGACGTTCTCTGACCTTGGGGTCCGCCAGCATTTCTGGGGTGACGGCGTCACCATTGTAGTTTGTGACGTTGCCACCAGAAGCAAACGTTTGGATAAGAGGCTTTTTACCTTCTCTGCCCACAAAGAAGTCTTCGTGAGGAATAAGGAGAGGAGCCCTGAAGTTAGGGTTGTTCTTGCCTCTTACGATTTTCTTGACTTGATCGTCGGTAAGGCCCAGTTCTTTCTGGAAGAACTCTCCTTGCTCAGGAGAAAGCCCGAAGGAACCATCAACCGTTTTGAATTTTCTCTTGCTTTGCTGGACTCTTCGAACTTCCATGTAGCCGGGGTGTTTCTTCGAGTTGACGATCGTCAAGTCGTAAGGAGCATTGGGCTTTTTGCCGGGACTACTACCCTTGGTGGGCGTAATTGCAACTTGGAAGTTTGCTGCTTTTGATTGTCGTGAGAACGTGGAAGAAGCAGGAGTTTCCGGGTCAGTGAAAACCGGCCCGATCTCAGTCATCTTTTCAGACGGCTTGTAGTTAGCAGCCGTTTTGTAATCGCCTGCTTTTATGTATTCATCGGTGAGATTGTCTACCGAGTCCGCCGCTTCATTAGGAATTCGAGACTTACCCCTCGGATCATCTGGAGTAAACATCAAGGCTTTATCAACCGACGGGGAACGCCGGAGTTTTTCTGGCGTCTTTCCGGTGCTGCTGCTCATTGTCCCTGTGCCGACAATGCCTTCCTCGAAATCAGCCGCGTTCTTTGCCTTGTCGAAGACTTCCTTGAAGTCGCGGCTAACTTCTTCCGCAGCCTCTCTTGCTCGCTGGGGGTCTAGCCCAGACTTCACAAGGTCATCCATAAACAGGTTGTTTATTTCTTCCGTTGCAGCAAGCCCATCCTTGTACTGGAAGATGGCTGCAAGTTTTCCGGGGTCAACCGAATCCTTGAGCAACTCAGCCGCAGCAGCGGCTCGACCGCTACGACTCGTTGCCTTGTAATCAGCGAAGAGGCGGTCTCTGAGTCTTCGTGCCTTCTGCTCGGTGATGTCTTCTCGTTGACGCAGCCTCTTGAATCCGTGTTGTCTTTTTTCGGCAGCCTTTCGCTTCTTTGTTTTTGCTTTGGGGTTGATGGGCTGTTCTTCAATCATCCTCAACGCCGCAGCAACGTCGCTCTGCTTTGCACCGCCCATACCCGATTGACGTATTCTCTCGATTAGTTCTTCAAGGATTTGAAGATCAGGGGCTTCGGGGCTTAAGACTCTTGCTGCTTCAAAAAGCCCCTTTGAAGGCGGGGCGATAAACCCCCGCCTCAGAGAGTCTCTCATTACTTCTCTAGAGAAGAGCGGGAACTCGTGGTCGTTGTAGGGTGCGACTCTACGGATTGCCATGCTGTTAACCCTTATCGGGGATAGGAACCCACGGTGTATCCGTGCGAGTAGGGATCAACCATGATCGGCTGACCGTTACCGAACCCAAGGAAGTGACCGATTCTCTGGAGAGGGTTGGGACCGAAGAAGCCTCGGTTGGAGTCGCTTGCAGTAAACGGCCTTCGGTTCCCCTGAGCGTCAACCGGCATCATCGCCAGAGGGTTTGCTGCTTCCTCGGGAGTAAGACCACGAACTCCAATCATGGGGTTTGCCTGTGCGCCTGTGAGGTATCCCCCCACTGCGTCCATGGCCCCTCCATACTGAGGAACAGGGACTCCACCCGCTGGCGGGTATCCCATTCGTTGACGAAGGTTTGCTTCGTTCAAAGAAGGGTCGTGTCCCTGCCTTGCGGTTGCGTCATCGAAGTCAGCGTAGTTGTAACCGGGGACTCCTCCGGTCATGGCTCCGGGTGGAGCGGCAGGAGGGGCCGCATTCAGTGCGTTGTTGTCGTCCACCGCCTCAACGAAACGCCGCTCTCGCTGTGCTTGGCCCGCCGCATCATATTGATTTTGGATATGGGCTCCGCGAGCATCAGATCCCTGCTGGTACATGGGCTGATTCTGAGCCCCGTAACCACTGTTATACGGCATTCCAACAGGAGCCGGAAGCATCGGTGTTGGAAGCGTGCCGGGAGTTGCCTGACCATAGTGAGTCACCGTGGGCAGGTACGGTGCTGGTGCTGGGCCAAGACCCGAGCCTTCAAAACCCGGAGGGTTGTAAGGGGTCGGGGGAGGAAGTTCATCGGCATATGGCCCGCCGCCACGCTGGTCCGTTGAGAAGGGACCGGGGTTGGGACGCATCGAGGGGTAGTGAGCGTAGACCACCGCCTGAAGAGGATTCGGCCCAAGTTCCTGCTGAACAGGAGGAGCCTGTGCAGGCATGAGGGTCGGGGCGGGAGCGGCGGGCACAGGAGACTCGACGATCTCCGATCCTTGCCCCCCACCATATACCTCTTCCTCGACGGGCTGAGGAAGCACGGGCGGGGTGTTTCGGCGGGCTTCGGCCTCTGCTTCTGCCGCACGGGTCTCTGCAACAAGTGCTTCTACGTCTTTTCGGTCTTGTGCAAGTTTTTCTTCGAGACGGTCTAGGTCTCGCTCAACCCGTGCGAACTTCTTGTCTTTGTTCCGACGCTTGGTCGCTTCTCTGGACGCCTCATCGCGTTCTATCTGACCCTTGGTGCGACCACGACTTGACACGACATTCATTTCTCGTCGCCGATCGTCGATCGTCTTTGTTCTCGCGGGGTTCCGGCCACCAAACGGTCCCGCGTTTACGCGGTAGTTGGCGATTTCAGTCGCCTTCAGTGCATCGTTTGTAGGCGAGTACTCGTTTCGCGGAGCATTTTGCATCATTGTCATGAGAAGTCGCATGACATCGTCGAAACTTGTGGTACTCTGCTTGGTGCGGGAATCCTGACCCTGCTTCGTCGAATCCTTGCCCTTGAGTTCCTCGCCCTTTTTGGTCGTGGGATCTTTCTTGTCCGTCGTGGAATCTTTCTTGGCCTTGTCCTTTAGCATGAAATTGACCTTTATGAGTCTGGAGACTTAAAGCATGACCACCCAAACGCAGACGCAGACCCTTGCGTCTCCCGAACCCTTGCAAGTGGCACGATACCTCTTGGGTACGAGGTTCTCTACTCCAAACAATCGAAACGGATTGTGGTATTGGCGAGGCAATTTCTTCGAATGGTACGGAGAAAGGTGGCAAAAGCGAGATCTTGAGTGGGTTGAGTCCGCATTGTGGGTGTCTTTGGAGAACGTCACCTACAACCAAGCCACCCAAAACGGCCAGAGGCAGGTTCGTTACGCGCCCGACATTAACAAGATAAAGGGGGTTGTGCGTGCGTTGCAGGCGTTGCAGACGCTTCCGCACGAACACACCCCCGCTTGGATCACAGCACCCAAGACCAAGGAGACCAGAACCCTTGTGTCTTTTGCCGACGCCGTTCTTGACGCCAAGACTGGTGACAAGTTTGATCGTGACGAAACATTCTTCGACCCGAACGTGCTTCCCTGCAACTTCGACCCCTCCGCAAAGTGCCCTATCTGGCACCAGTGCTTGAGGGAGTGGAGTGGCGGCGACCCGGAGTGGAGCAATCTACTCCAAAGGATGTTCGGGTATTGCCTGCTCCCGCACCGCGATTATGCCAAATGGTTCCTGATGTACGGCAAGATTCGTGGGGGCAAGGGTACCATCATGACGATCCTCAAAGCCCTACTTGGGGAGGGCTATATGGGCACCTGCCTTGAGGATATCGCTGGTCAGTTCGGGCTCTGGGGCATCGAACAAGCAAGGGTCATGGCGATCAATGAAGTATCCGAGATATCGAATCGTGAAGGAGAGGCTGCGTGCCGTGTCCTCAAGTCAATCGTGGGGCGGGACCCGATCTCCATCAATCGTAAATTCGAGCAGCCACTCCGGAACGTGGTCGTGGATGCCGTCCCGATCATGCAGTCAAACGAGATTCCGCGTCTCCCCAACAAGGGGCTCGGGCTGTCTGGGAAGATGGTTCTACTTCCCTTCACGGTGAGTTTCGCGGGGCGAGAGAACTACCGGCTGGCAGAACAGTTGCTGGCCGAATTGCCCGGTATTGCGTACTGGGCATGGCAGGGGGCCAAGTTCATAGAGGCAGAATCGGACCCCAAGCGTAAGTTCCCCATGCCGGATCGGTCCTTGGCGTTGATTGACGAGTACCACGCCGTCAACAACCCTATCGACGAGTTCCTGTCTGCCCGGTTTGAGGAGAAGGAAGGCAGTTTTGTGTCTTCCGAGGCCCTCTTTACCCACTGGAAAGAGTGGAGTAAGGAGTTGCGAGTGCCCCCAATGAGCCAAAACCAGTTGATCTACCGGCTTGTTGAAGGCACCACGTGGAACCTTACAAGGGCTCGTATTGGGTCTAAGCGGACCCGTGGGCTGCGTGGGCTAGCAATGCGACCACAAGCGACCAGTTGACGACCACAACATGCGGTCTACCCAGAGGGGGCTTCCTGATGGCAGGAGGCCCCTTCTGACCATACTGACCACACCCTTTCGAGAAGTAGGGTGAGATATAAATAGGTATAAGGTATAGGCCCCGTGTGGTCACTGCGGTCACTGCGGTCATATCGGCGTTCTTGACACCGAAACGGCGACCACACCCGACCAGACTACCCAGCCGCAGAATTTTGATACGGGAGGGGTCTTTCTACTGTGTGGAGAACAGCCGACGTGGGGCCACAGGGGGGGTCCCCTCAAAACCGATGCCACCAGACCGGCTCAGTCTTTTTAGGTACTCCGACCCCACCTAGTCTAACCATTAACCGCGTGCCTGCTGCCCCGTCCAAAGCGACGGGGCTGACGCAGTCCCGCACATTACTCACGCTCAAGGAGATTACCATGAGCCGTTCACACCCTTCGTCGTCCGATCTTCTCGCTCTCGTGCAGTCCGAGCAGGTCGCCTTCATTCTCACCGCCACCGTCCGCAAGCGTCGTGTGGTTGAGATGTCCAACGGAGAGTCCAAGACCGTTGTCACCGCGAGTGTCTTGCCCACCAAGACCAAACTGCCCGTCATGATTGACGGCGACGAGTGGACTCTCAAGTACGACGACTTCTCCAAGTCTGTCGTCCTCGAACGCTGGGACGAAACCGACGCTCAGGCGAAGGCCAATGCCAAGATTCGGGCGAAGGCCGATGCCAAGAAGTCCGATGAGGCTTCCGGCGATCTCCCCGTCTGACTCCTCCCTCCCCTCTCTCCCCAGTCTCCGCTTCGGCGGGGGCTGGGTTTTTTTCTGCGCCGCTCCCCCCTGTCGTCGGCTCCCCCCCTGCTTGCTCTACGACATAGCCCACAGTTCTTCTTGGACGTCGGTGGCGGGTCTGCGGAGGCGGCAGCGCAGACACCGCCACCACGTCGGTTGTGGTGTACTCATTTGCCTTTTGGAGATTCACATGCGTCTCATTATTGCTGGCGGTCGGGACTTCACTGACCTTGTTTTTCTTCGGCAGTCCATGTCCTTCTTCACTGATGTGTACCACGATGACCCCATCACTGAGGTTGTCTGTGGCATGGCTCGTGGTGCTGATCTCGCTGGTCGGCGTTGGGCTGGTGAGCAGGGCATTGCTGTTAAGGAGTTCCCTGCTGACTGGGTTCGTCATGGTCGCAGGGCTGGCCCTATTCGTAACGGCGTCATGGGTGACTACGCAGATCAGGCTGTTGTCTTCTGGGATGGTAAGTCCCGTGGCACTAAGCACATGATTGACTACATGGGTGCTGTTGATAAGCCCGTCTTTATCTTTAACTACGGAGGTGACTCATGAGATTTCTCAGGCGTTGGATCGTGCGTTGGCTGGAAGATGATCTTCGTTGGTTCATTATGGAGGAGGTGAGCAATCAAGAACTCATCTCCGACTGGGAGGTGGCGGAGAAGATTGAGGATTTGAGAATCGAGATCGAAGAAAGGAGCGTCCGATGAAGGATGATGAATTCATGATGTCTGTTCGTTTGACTCAGGAGATCAAAGAGTCTCTTGATCGTTACTGCAAAGAGGAGGATCGCACTCGTGCTGCTGCGGTCCGACGGTTCATTCGTTTCGCACTCGCTGAATGGGAGAAGGTCAATGACTCATCGTGGTAAGTTGGTAATCGTGAGGGGGCTTCCCGGCAGCGGGAAGTCCTCTCTGGCCCGTGCAATCTCGCATCCCAGTTGTCATTGGGAGGCGGACATGTACTTCTGTCGTACCTTCGATGAGTTCGGCAACGAAGATGGGTACGACGGACCATATATGTTTGACCCCAGTCGTCTTGCTGATGCACACGCTTGGTGTCTCAAGATGACCGAGTCATTCATGGACAACACCAACAACATGGTGGTAGTCAGCAACACTTTCTCCCGTCTTTGGGAGATGAAACCCTACCTTGACCTTGCAGAACGCAAGCGTTGGGCTGTCTCTGTCATCAAGGTGGTTGGTTCTCATGGGTCCATCCATTCGGTTCCCGTTGAAACCATCGCTCGTATGCGTGATGGCTGGGAACACTTCCCCGGTGAGATCACCGTGGAAACATGTGGTCTGGGATAGCCTACGACGCTGGCCGCCCGCAGAGCCGGGGCGGCTGGCGCGTCGTGCATCCTTCTTCTATATCGTGATTGGAGATTTCGATATGCGTATGATTTGGATTTCTTGTTCTGAGTTTCTCAAGTCCGATCGACTCGGACGGCTTCGTCAGGCTTGGTATTGGCCCGGTGAGCGGGGTCATCCTCAGCCCGAAGGTTGGTACCACGGTGACAACATCGGTCCTTTCTCTGAACAGACTGATTGTTGGAGAGACGCTGCGATCCGTGATGCTGTTCAGAAGCACGTTGTCGGCAAGGCAGTGTGGGGGTACAAGGGTGATGGAGTTCTTCTTGTGGAGTGGATTGACCACGAGAACAACGTCGAACACTGGATCGCTGGCCGCCCGGTCAACGATACGCCCGGTGACATCATCTCCTTTCGTATGTACCACGAAGAGTTCATGAAGTTCATGAACGGCGAGTTGATTCAGACTGCTATGCCCAATGCATCTGATACCGAGCGTGAGTTCCTGCTGTCAGGCATCTGGGCACCCGGCAATGTCTGGGATGAGTTGATGAGTGGTGAGGTGGAACTCAACGTCGAATGATCTGCAATCTCCTGCGACTGGGGGGGACTTCGGTCCTCCCCGGTTGTTTTTTATCTGTCTCCGTTACACAAGCCAAGGACTTAGATATGGTCGCATCAAACAAATCGTATGACATCAAGGACTACGAGGCACACCCGTTGTTTGCTCTCGGTGTTCCCATCTTGCAGAAGCACTTCGACAAGATGAGAGAAGCCATGGAAGAAGGCGACATCATGAAGGTCGCCATGGAAGAGCATTCTCTTACTGGCCTTGACCTGTACGCCATGGCGTACTCATTCAAGACTCTTCTCGATATCAACCAAGAAATCATCTCGAAGAAAGAGAATGATGGTGAGGAATGGTGAACGAACGCCACCCACCGGCACGTTCGTGCCGCCGGTGGGCGGCGGTTCTTCTTTTTTTTCTTGGTATGTATGCCAAGAGTTTATTGACCTGCATTCAGTGAAAGGAATGCGATGGATATTTACGAGCGTCTTAACCAGACGGCGTTGATGGTTCCCAACGTGACTACGGTTGCCCTGACCGCAGTCGTCCCCGGTTCGAAGCCCGCTGTCAGCGTGTGCTTGTTCTCCCATCCCGACGACGTTTCGACTGGTGTTCAGAAGTACGAGAACATCGGCATGGTGTATGCCCCGAACGCCAAGTTGCGTCCGCAGAGGGTGACGCAGTCTGATGGCGAGGTGCGTTCTGTTTCCATCAACATTGGTGGTCTGCATCTCACCTCGTTCCTTGAGGCTGCTGGTGCTACCGAGGATGAGATGGTTGCGATCTTCACGGCTGATCGTGATGACCGCATCGCTCTTCTTCAGCAGTTCGTTGGTGTCTGTGTTGACTGTCCGATGACTGGCCGCGTCAAGGGTGACGACGGTCAGACTCGCATCAACTTCAAGTTTGACAAGTTGGATGAATCGGCGTTTGCCGACTTCACTTCCTTTGTCGAGCGGCAGAAGTGTGCCTTCTCTGCTTGTGACGACCAGACTCTTGGTGACACTCTCACCAAGGAGGCTGCTCGTAGCAGGATGACTCGTCCCGATGAGGGTGTTGTCCCGACTGGTGTGCAGGAAGGTGATGAACTGTTGGCGTGACACTTCTGTCACTCCCGTCGCATGGGGGGAGGTGGGTACGCCTGCCTCCCCCCACTTTGTGGAAGGAATCACATGACACTTATCAGAGTCAGCGACATACGGGACAATGATGTTCACCCGGATGCAGGGATGTCCAACATCCCATGGGAAACAGAGTATGGATACCAGCGATCACCCAACGAGTTGGATGAGCAGGGTGACATACTCTCTGAGATTCTTTGGTATGACAGTGACACGCGGGACGAGTCTGTACTCGACGGCTTGTCTCCTGATCGACCGACTTACCGTGGCAACCAGAAGGTATCGGAAGGCACCTTCATCACTCGCATATCTGTACGCAGTGGTGACAAGATCGTGCAACGATCTGTTCGGCGTGAATGGCTCATCGAGCAGGCGAATGCTTTGCTTCGTGCTGCCGCTGAACTACACAGTGTTGAAGTCCAGCGTGAGTACATTCACGAAGCCGAGGGCGAGGTGGCTGGCACGATGCCGGGAGAGACTTTGTACTCTGGCCGGTGCATTCATGTCGTCTACGAAGTTCATCCCGACAAGATGCTTTGCCTTGTTGTCGATGACGTGGTCTTTCCTGTCAAGCAGTTGACAGATCTTCGTGGCTTCGAGTGCATTGGAAAGTTGGTATTCGAGGATGATAGTTGAATTCAAAGTGGTTCGACTTGACGACAAGATCATCCAAGTGAGTTCAAACAGAACGGATTACCCTACTGTTGGTACTCTTCCTCTTGTGTCAACCAAACGAATCGAAGTTTCGGTGTACCCTCAGTTGCCTGCAATGGCTAAACAGTTTTACCAGTCACTCTTGAGACAGATGAAAGGAAGTATCCAATGAAGCGTTCCGAACGTAAAGCAATGCGTGTTCGTGAGGCTGAGGAGCGACTCGCCAGATGGCGGTCCCTCACCGACGAACAACGACTGGCTGAACTCGACAAGCGTCGAGGCAACAGCACCAAGCAGAAGGCTCGCATCAAAGCGGGCATGTGATACACGCATGGGAGGCACCTGAAGTAACGGGAATAAGACCTCCGCTCACTTTGTCCCTTTAAAAAGCGAGGTGCGTGATGCAACTGGGTGGCACTGGCTTCGGCCAGTGTCACTCTTTTTTTATGTGGAGCCAGCAGTTTAGACGCCGACATTTAATTGAATAATGGGAGCGTCCCGCCCGCAAGCGGGCGGCGGGACGCCCCAGTACTTGTGGTTCTGTTGTTTACCACGGGTAGATGTTTCGATTCTATCCATGGGAAAGGTGAACCATGGAGACCCCAATGATCGGTGAAGAAGTTGCAGCGAACTTTGAAACATTCATGCGTGCAGCCAAGAACGGCGACATTGCACTTGTTTCATGCAAGGACAAGAAGGGGCGGGAGTATCAAGTGTTGTCTGTTGTTGCAACAGGGGTAGAGAAGTATGCCTACCTGCCTTTCGCAATGATGATCACGCCTGCTTTCTATCCACTCGTCAACAAGTTAAATCCCCCCACCAAACTGAAAGGAGAGTGGCTTTGGGATGACGACTGACATATCACTTCCAACCTTTTCTTCGCAGCCCTCATGCACGCGATGTGACTTGCATCAGGGAGCCAAGAATCCGGGGGTTCCGACACGGTTCTTTGAACAGTCGGAGCCCTCTTCTACTAGGCCACCACTCATCGTGGTCGGCATGAACCCCGGATACCAAGAGGACGCCAAGAACAAATGCTTCGTGGGACCAAGTGGAGACCTGCTTACCAAGGTCTACCTCAATCACGAAAACATTCTCAAGTCCCCCATCTATTTCACAAACGCAGCAAGATGTGCAACGCTGGAGAAAAACGCAACACCCAAACGAAAGCACTACAAAGAATGCTTTGTGTATCTGCACGAAGACATTGAATCAATCGTCAACCACCATGGCTCTGCCTTCATGCTGTGTTTAGGTAGCCATTCCTACGCGACGATCAGTCAGTTCCTGCTTGGCAAGCAGAGGTCCTTGCGACATGGCTTTGCAAACCAAGGCCAGCCTGCTGAACTCCTGTTCAACAACAAGATCAACATCTATACAACCTTTCACCCTGCCGCAGTGCTGCGTGAGAAGAAGTATCTCTATCCAGTTTCGGATCACATTGACTTGCTTGGCCGTGCAATGTCAGGCAAACTACCCACCCCCTCAACCCCGGACATCATTGAACCGATGTTCTTTGGAGTAAACAAATGAAGAAGACGAAAAAGACCACGAAGAAGAAGGTCGTTCGGAACACATACACCCGAGCCACCAAGTCCACGCCCTACATGATCAACCGTTCTTACATTCTCCACGTTGGCTTCAACAAGGAGAAGGGTGGAATCAAGGTCCTTAAGGCTTTGGAAGAATTCATGGATGACTACGGTCTTGAGACCAAGGGTCCTGCCTGTCGTGTAATCATCAAGCGATTCCTTCGAGACAACGGATACCTCAAGTGAAAAGAACCTGCGACCGAGACTTCACGATCGACACCGAGTACTGCGAACTCAAAGGGACGGTTACTCTCGACATCACCGACGATGTCACGACCGTCATTTCCGTTGGGTTTGAAGGAGGAGGAGTCTTCATCCTTCATGCTTTGGAAGACTTCGTAAAGGAGTACATCCCCACCCTCGAAGAGTACGACGCCTTCAACCTACGCCAAGAGGAGAAGGAGTGGGACCAATCCCAAGATGCGGATGCTTGGCGTAAAGAGAGGCATGAATGAACAAACTCAACGCCCGAGAACGACGGGATCTAGAGGACGGAATCAGACGTGCCACCGCTCTGTTGACCTATCGGGCTGAGTGGGCGTGGTTTCAGAAACGACGTTCGTGCGACATTCTGATCCGTGCGATAGAACATTCAAAGTCTGCCAAAGAACTGTCTTACCTTACGGGGATAGCCAGTGGTAGCATCACGCAACTCAAGAGAGGCATCACCAAAATGAAGCCTGAGCAATACTTCAAGATCATCGCCAAGGTGTACCCCGAATACGCCAAGTTGATTGAAGCGGAACTCCGTGACATAGAAAGGCTGGAAGATTGAATGAACCTAATCAGCCTCGACATCGAGACGTACGGAGCAGCAAAGGCCAACCACATCGGCCTACTTCTGCCACAGCAGACAGTGTTCCACCCACGCAAGTCGGAGTACATCGACGAAGTAGCAAAGGAGAACTTGATTCTGACTGCGGCAGTGACACTGCCAAAGACTCCCCCCACATCGAGCGAATTGAACTTCGACTTGCTTGCTGGGCTGGAGCCCGGTTCGACGATGGTCTTCCAACTCCATCTCGAAGAACATAGGAAGATGCTGGCGTCTTGGATCTGGAATGCAGATCTCATCCTCGGCATGAACCTGCCGTTCGACATCCAGTATCTCAAGTACTGCGGGTACGCTTTTCATAACTGGACGAAACTCGTAGACCTGTCTGTACTGAACTACCTGCACTCAGAGTTGCGGGAAGAGCGTAGCCTCAAGGCTCTCGGCCCTATCCTTGGGGCGTACTCATACTCCGAGACACTGAAGACCGTCAGGTACAAGCGGCCTACCGACGCCAAACTGCTTCAGTACAACGCTCAAGACACACACAACACGATGCTTGCGATCAGCGAACTGTCCAAGCGTTTGATTGAGGAAAAGTTTGACTCCCATTACGACTACTTCCGTGGTGCTTACGCCCTTGGGTTTTATTCAAAGAGCCTCAAGGTCAGCATCGAAATGTCAGAGTCCGGAGTGCCCATGTCTTCGCATCAACTTCTCCGTCTCATGGACAAGTGCAAAGCAGAGACAGCAGAGGCAGAAGAAGAGGCTCGAGAGTACGACCTTATTCTTTACGGTCCCGGTTCCGCGAAGAGCAAGGACAAGTTTATCGGCGAAGTCATCAAGTTGATCGAGGAAGTATCGAACCCCGACATCATGGATGCACTGGACGTGACCCCCAAAAGCAAGAAGGTCTCGTTCTCCGACAAGAACCGGACCACCCTGTACGAAGCACTGCCTGAGGGCATCGACGCCGACATGTACCGACGCTGCCTTGATGCAGCCAAGAAGCACAGCAAGGCAATGAAGTTGATGTCGTCGTACTGCTATCCGTTGCTTTACCACCGACGCAACAAGCCGGAGGACATGTCATCCATCATCATTCCGCCTGACATGAAGACGGCAACGCACGTCACAATGGAAGTTCCTGTCTACAAAACTCCTGCCGACAGAGTGGATGCAGCCGACAAGAACCTGAGTGATGAGAAGATCAAGTTGATGAAGGGGAGGTTCAGCGGGGTGAGGCTACCGGGGAGTGGCGATGCCATCGCCTACCCGACGTGGTACGTCACACCATCCCACATCAAGAACGACACGGGCAGTAGTGGCGGCACCATTCAGGGCCGCATTACCTGCAAGCAGCCGTCCGCCCAGACATTCCCGAAGCCCATCAAGGCATGTATCCGTAGCCGGTGGGACCGGGGCAGCATCGTGGCGATGGACCTGTCGCAGGCAGAACTACGGGTGGCAGCCCTCCTATCGGGCGAGGCCAGCATGATCGACGCCTACCAGAACGACCGTGATCTCCACGCAGAGAGGGCACGCACACTCTGGGGGGACTACGACGTTGACGCTACCTCGCAGCATCAACGCAGGCAGGTCGGCAAGATGATGAACTTCGCCGACTTGTTCTTGAGTAGTGCCAACACCATGCGTGAGCAGGTGTACGCACAATCCGGAGGTGACATCCTACTTCCTTTGTCTTTCTACCAGAAGGTTGTGAAGGAGAGGAGCAAAGTTCGACCATCCCTTACCAAGTGGCAGCAGGGACTACTTGAAAAAGTGAAGACCGAACGCAGAATCATGTTGCCACGCACCGGGCAATCAAGGACTTTTCTTGGAGACCTTGGTGCAATCAAGTCAGAAGTCGTCAACTTCCCCGTGCAAACCACGGCAGGCAACGTGACTTTGGCAATCCAACACTTTCTTCTTGACGAGTTGGATCCGAATGTCAAGATGTTCCTACAGATTTACGACGCGGTGTACCTTGACTGCCCGCCTAATCTCGTGGATCATGCGAAAGACTGCATCGACAGAGCAGTGAACCACGTTGCAACCGTGGGATACTGGCATTCGCTTCAAGTTATCTATAAGAACAAGGTTCCTCTGAAGCACGACGTGGAGACTTGGGACTGAAACGCGAGTGGGTCATCCTTCAAGACAGCAGAGAGAAGAAGCCACTGCTTTTTCCTGAGACGCTGTCGTTTCTTGACCCCACCAAGCCACCATGGTTCCGACGCTCCGTTCGGGTACGTCTGCGTGTTGAGAAATACCCTCTTAAGACAGGGGATTACTGCCTTCTCGGCCACGAAAAGACGGCTCTCATTGAGCGTAAGGGATCATTGAGGGAGGTAGCAGGGTACTGCCTCACCAAGGATGGATGCCGCCGGTTCACCTCACAGGTGGATCGCCTCAAGGACGAGGCTGCCCTGCCCTACCTTCTTCTCGAAGGCACCCCCGTAGATCTTCAAAGACCCACAAAATATGTGGAGAAACCGGGATTGGCTTTGGATTCTTTCCAGCGGATCCTGTTTCAAAAAGGGGTGCCCCTGATCTTGTTGCCTTCTGCAACGACTACGGCTCGTAAAGCCGTGGGCGAATGGGCGGCCCGATTGATGATCAACGGAGCAATAACCCATGGCATGGATGACGACGGATAGTGGATCAATCGCAAATGGTGCGACTTATACGTACAACACCATTGGGGATGCGACCCACAAGATTTGGATACTGACTGCTCAAAGCAGCATCACATACAAAAGAGGTTGTGGAGATACTTTTGCTGGACTTGGAGCGGGCATTACTGCCAACACGCCTAAGGAAGAAGTTACTGCTCCCCAAATTGAAATCACCAATGGGTCAGGCGGAGTAGCAACAGTGAAATTTATTGAGTGGGTCCGAGACCCTGCCTGATGGCACGAGTCCTCGTCATCGGAGACCTTCATTGTCCTGCCGACCTGACCCGGTATCGGCAGCACTGTCAGCGTGTCCGCGATAAGTACAAGACCACGAAGACCGTCTTCATCGGTGACATCGTGGATGCACACAGGTGGGGTAGATGGGATCCCCATCACGAGTCAGACTCTCCCCCCACTGAGTACAAGAAAACACTCAAGCGGGTGGAGTGGTGGCACAAAAATTTCCCTGACGCTCATGTCACCATTGGCAACCACGACATGCGGTCGGTGAAGCAGGCTCGCACTGTCGGCATTCCTGACAACATGGTGAAGTCCTACGCTGACGCATGGCAAACCCCGTCATGGGAGTGGGTGAACAATGTCGAGATCGACAATGTCCGATACTTCCATGGCGAGGGTTACTCCGGTAAATCCCCCCACCTCAATGCAGCCATGAACTCCATGAAGTCCACGGTCATGGGCCATATCCATGGCGTGTCAGGAATCCAGTGGTTTGCGAGGCCGGGTGGGAGGCACTTTGGAATGGCGGTGGGATGTGGGGTTGATGTGTCCCACCCCTACATGGCTTATGCCGAGAAGCATCCCACTAAACCCGTGCTATCATGCGGCGTAGTGATTGACAGGCACCCACACCTTGAGGTGATGTAATGGCAACCAAGAAAAACTTTGCACTTCTTCACAATGTCATTGGAACTTTCATTGAAGAAGCAGGGGCAGACGCAATGGTCGTCGTCTACTCCAAGGTACACAAGGGTAAGACAGAGACTTACTTGATTCCGTACGGCAACGCACACACCTGCAATGCCTTGATTGATTACGCCTACGAAAACTACGATCCTCCCGAGGTCGAGGAAGTTGAAGAAGAAGCCGATGACTGATTACTCAACCCAGAAAGTTTCTGCCGTGACCGGGGTTCTTCAACTTGTAGTGCTTGTTGTGGGGGTCGGAGGTTTGTTCTTCACTGTGGGCCAGAGACAGGAGACCCTCAATGTCACCCAGCAAGAAGTCTCGGATCTCAAAGCGATCTCTGCGGATCTTGTCAAAGCACAAGTCTTATCTTCGGCTAAGGACGGAGAACACGATCGCGCCCTCGAAGACATCCTTCGGCGACTCGCACAACTCGAAGCCTCACGATGAGTGGGAAGGGTTGGAACGACGATTGGCCGTTGCACAAATACTTGCAGTGGCGGCTCTTGTCATACTACTACTGGCAAGTTGTTCAGCATCAAAGCAGATCTCGTCGCAGACGACGGCCATCTCAGAGGCGGCGTCGTCATCGAGCGAACGCTTTGCCTACATCCAGTCCGAGTCGGTCAAGACATCGCCGGACCTACCGAGAATAGAGCAAGCGGCACAGGGGGGACTGCAAGAGCAGGCGGATATTATCAGCCGCTCTTCCAAGATACACTATGCACTGACGGGAGTGGAAGACCGCATCCCGGAGTGGGTCTATCTTCTGGAATACATCACGATCGCTTTGATCATATTGGGAGTAGGTTGGATCCTTTGGTATACGGGCATTGGGGCAGTCGTGAAACGACTACTTGGTTTCATACCCAGAGCCAAAAGGCAGGAAGCGGATCTTGCTTACGACGTAATGGATACAAACAGCCCTGCTACCATGAGAGAATTCGTGGCAGCAAAGAGGGCTTCGGACGCAGAGTTTGATAGAGCCTATGAGCGAACAAGAACTCAAAGAACTGGAGAGGTTCGCACAGATGAGCGACCCTCTTCCCGGATCAGATCTTTGGATGCTTGAAGCATCCTCAGTAATCGTTTTTCTCGTTTCAAGAATAAGGAAAATGCAATGCTCACTATCGCATCAATCGAAAGCCTCCTCGGGTCCATCTGGTTTGCAGGACTGATGTGCGTCGTTGGTTATGTGGGAGGCCACGTCTTCCCAATCAGCAAGATTGCATCCCTGATCAGCAAGAGCGATGCTTGAAGATCCACTAGGGCTTCTTGACCAGACGGGTCCTTCGAGAGTCCAGCCTGTGGCTCCCCCTCCGGGGAAGTTCCACAAAGAGTTTGGCTCTATCTATACCCGTCTCTTTGGCAAGAACCCCATCAGTGACGACCAACTCAAAACGCTAGAGAAGTTTCTTAGTGCCAGTGATGAAGACATTCTGGAACTACAGAAACTGATTGAAACGCAGGAACGGGTCAGGCCAAAGCCGAGCGAAGTCCCTTACTTCGATAATGAAGTAAGGACAATCGACAAGCCTGCACCGAATGTGATCCGGTCCAACACCCGCATTTCTCCTATTCGGGGGTTGACTCCTGCGACCAATACCTTTGAACGTGTTGGTTTTCTAAACACACCGTTCATTGATATTGACTTCCCATCTGCATCGCACCACAAGGATGCCGTTACTTCGACGGGACTTCGCGGTGCTATTGAACAACTGCAAGACTATCAAAGACGAGTCAAGGCCAAAGGGTTCAACCCGATAGGCAATGTCTACATGACTCCCGCAGGTGTTCATTACATTGAACAGGGGTTCGAAATGAACCCCCGTACTTTCGACAGGATGGGGTTCAATAAACACACCGATCCTTTCTATCGTTCATTCTCCATGAACCCGACACCCATTGAGATGGCAAAGCATCCCAGTGATTTCGGCATCATGGCGGGAGGCAAGGAAGGATTTGGTCGTATTGAAGTTGATGAGTTCTTGAGGAGGAACAACCCTCGAGACCCCGGAATGATGTCGAGGAGAGACGTCGCTGGTTTGTTGCGGCCCAACTTCTCAATCCGCACGGCCCCCAAGAGAATGCTGGATGGCAGCATACGGATAGAGAGACAGCCGGGGGGACTAGTGGGCGACTTCGTGAAGATGCGGCTTGGCACGCTGGGGACAGGGAAGCCCCTCGAATCAGCGTTGGAAGCCACACGGATTCACGACGAAGAAATCAAGAACGCTTTGATGCGGACATTCCAAGAAAAGCATGGCATGGAAGGTGCCATGAAGGTAAGTAGAGAAAGAGCATCTCTTCCTGCTGCGATTCTGCCGAAGGAACAAAAGAAACTTCTGGGCATTGATGCGGCAAGGCTCAAGAAGATGACTCGACTTGGTATCCCCGGTCTAGCATTGCTGCTACTTGGGGTTGCCGCATCGAGCATGGATAGCCAAGAGGCTTGATATAGATCAACACTTGCCACCCCCGGCCCCGCGTTCGCGGGGGGCCGGGGTTGTCACATTCCTTTCTGGAGGTACACATGTACATTTCACTCAGTGGTAGTTCCCTTAGTTCACTCTCTTCTGCCTTGGAAGAGTATGTCCGAGACCATCTCCTTCACTACGAACGCGAGACTTACGACAAGTTGCACGCCCATGAGTTCGGTGGAGAATACGCCACCGATCTTGCCGTGGAAGAAACGGCATCTGACATGGCGGAAGAGTTCCACGGCGACATCGAAGCCATCGTTACCGACTACTTCGAACGGAACACTCACTGGCAAGCAGAGGCCCTTGAGAAGTTGGAAGATAAGTTGAAAGAAGCCGACGAAGAAGAAGAAGCAAACAAGGAGGACGAAGAATGACATGGGATACCGAAAGTGTTCATCCCCCCACTGATGACCCTGACCCCCAGTGGGAGGCCGCAAAGCGAGCAGATCCCGAAGCCCTGCGGCTGGAGTTGGAATCACTTGCTAGTCTTGTAGACTCAATCGACACCGCCATTCACGCAATGCAGAGGCAGATCCATGGACTTAGAGACGGACTGGAACAACACTCCTCCCCCCACCCCCAACGGGATTCCGTGGACAAAGAGCATGTCTCGGGAGGGCTACGAGTATCTTCAAGCGTTCGGGATCAACGCGATCATTCCTCCCCTCCGTTCTAGTGACTACGGCACCTGCCTGTCAGACCCCTTTGCCTACTTCATGGCACGACGGCTTGGTGTAGTGCCCGCCGTTAAATGGTCGAAGGCCATGAACCGTGGCACTTGGATGCACCTCAGATTCCAGCACTACCACAGATCTCTGGCGGACGCCCGTGACCGGATGGAACGGGCACTGGCTGATAGGCTTTCAGAACTTTCTGAAAGTTGCAAAGACGCAGGCATGGTGGGTTCTGCGTTGAGCAAGATCCTCGAACGCGAGGAGCGTGACATGCGTTCCTCTTTGGCTTGGTATGAAGCAGCACGAGCCCTACCCTGCTTGGACGGCCAGTCGTTCGAAGATGTACTTCTCAGCCCCCGCTGGCACCGAATGGGTACCGAGTACCGGCTCGTTACGTCTATCAAGACCGACGACCGGGCTCGGCCTATTCGGTGTATCTGTCAGCCGGACCTCCTCCTTTACAACAAGGAGGACAACACCGTCTGGATCGTGGACCTGAAGACCACCGCCATTTCCCCCAAGATGCGGTTGGCTAGTGTGCCCATCGAATTCCAATGCGAACACTACATGTTTAGTGTCAATGAGTTGCTGAAGACTGGACAAATACAGCAAGCCTTTAAGATCCCTAAAGACGCAACCCTTGGTGGTATGATGCACCTAGCCATCAGAAAACCAAGCATTGAGTTCGGGATGAAGGACCGAGACTACACGCTGGACATGTCGCCGTTGAAGTCTGGACCCCGCAAGGGCTTGCCCCGTAACACCAAGATCTACGAGGGCGAACCACGGTTCGACAACTACCTCGACAGATGCGATGACTGGTATCAAGCACGGAAAGACTACATCGACAAGGCACCGGAGTGGGCCGAAGATCCACCCGTCAACATTTCAATGACAAAGGCGTCCCTAGTACTTGACCCCGCCATCAACAAACGGTATCGTGACCGTGTAAGGCTGGTCCAACACTACGCCCTCTGCAAGCCATACCCAGAGAACTTCCCGATGTCCGATCGGGTCGCCCACATGGGCAGGTTCTCTACCTACTCCCCCTTCATGCTGTCGCCTGTAGGGGATTGGCCGTCGCTGATTCAGAGCGAGGGCTTCACGCTTCGTCGTCGGGATGATCCCATCCCCGAGGAGGTGGAGTTTGACGTGATCACGGAACCCGGCTCGGAGTTCGAGGAATGAAAGCACGCAACAGCAACAAGAGCAAGTTCACACAGGACGCTCTTTACCGAGCAGCAAAAGGTACGCATTCCAGTCCCAAAGACCGAACCAAGGCCAAGGCACAGCCGAGACCCGGCTACAAGAAAAGGCCCAAGAAATGACATCAAAAAGCAGGCAGGTATCGAACGAGGCATACAGAAACAGTGCGCCCACACGAGTCAAACTGAAGAGCAAGATCCTCGCTCTCCTTAAGGAATCCGCACACACGGATGACCACATGGAGCAGTTGCTTGATGCCCCCCACCAATCAGTCTCGTCTACACGGAGACACTTGGTGAAGGACGGGCTGGTCGAAGCAACAGGAGATCTTGAAGTAACGAGAAGCGGGCATCGTGCCCAACTCTGGAGACTTACCGAAAGCGGTAAGAAACTCTTTCACCCTTGGAGGAAATACCCCGATGTCGGATGACACATTCGAACAGGACATTGCAGAGGCAGTGATCCGCCCGAAGTTGCAGAGGGTCTGCGAGAACTACGGTGCCCTCAACACGAAGGCGGATCTCCGCAAGGCGTTCATCGACCAAGAAGGCGTAAGCATGTCGGCTGCCAAGTTTGAAAGTTACCTCAACATGCTCAACATCACCTTCGTGAAGAAGGTTGAGATCAAGGGCCTTTATCCCGATGCACCGCCCCCGGCAGTGGCCGGGGCGGATGCCTCGGAAGAAGAAGTCGTATTTGATAATGAAGATGTTGAACCGTCAAGGTTCAGAAGCCAGCAACGACGTAACGACATGTTCGGATTGGCATGACTCACACAACTCTTATGAAGGGACAACCGATGGGCTTTACCAAACTCGGTTTCTCAGGACAGCGGATGAAGTATCCGCTCAACGCATTGTTCGGCATGGTGGTTGGAGAACAGAACACGGGCAAGTCGTACCTGTTCCAGTCCAACCCCGACGCTTTCATCATCAACCTTGATCTCTCGTCCACCGTGACGCCTGAGTGTCGTGCCACCATCTGGCCCGGCGTTGACGAAAGCGGCCTGCCGATCGACATCGACAACAAGCATCTGGTCCTGACTTGGGACAAGGTGCTGGAGAAGAAGCAGCAACTCATCGACATGGCAAAGGCTGACGAACCCCGGCCCAAGTGCGTGGTGCTTGACACCATCACGCCCTGCGTCCGACTTCTCAAGCCGTACATCGCCAAGAAGATGGACCGCTCCTCCTTCGATCAGGCTCACGGCCCAGCCGCCTACGACAAACTCTTCGACGAGATCCTGTCGTTCGCGTTTGACCTACGCCAAGTAGGTTACGGGGTGTGGTTCATTGCCCACCTCAGCCGTGAGTTTCTGCAAGTCTCCGACGATGGAGCCAAGCAGGAAGAGTTGACTCTCAATCTCTCGGCAGGCATGGTCCGTCGCCTGACGCCAGCCGTCGAGATGATTGCTCCCGTGTGCTGCGATCGACGCTCCACCACAGTGATGGAGAAGAAGATTGTGAAATCCGGCACGAAGGAGATCGAACGGAAGATCCCGAAGGAGCAGATTGTCTACGATCGCAAGTTGGCATTTGACGATCCCAGATTCTCCCGTATCATCCGTACCCGTACCACCAACCGTATGCCCAACATCCCTCTGGATCCTGTTGATCCTTGGGGTTCATTCGAGTCCGCGTTCGATAACGCAAACAAGGAATCCTGACATGAGTATCAAGCGAGCCGTCTTCGACAACTTCGAGTCCGACTTCAACGAGACTGAGGTCTCGCAGGGCTACAACGACTGGTTCCCCGAAGACGGGACCTACGAGTGCCTGATGACCAGCATGGTGCAGGTTGACTGTCCCTTCAAGGAGAAGGACGGCACCACCCACGACGGCACTCTCATCAAGTTCAACTACCGTCTCCTTCAGGACGACGACCAGCCCGACAACCCCCGCTCCTTCGAGGGTGGTCCCATGGTCTTCCCCGACTGTGGCAAGGCTGGCCTCAAGACTGACGGCGGTCAGATCCGTGTGGACATCGCCCTCAAGCGGATGAAGCAGACGCTCACCGTGGCCCTCGGCGATGTGCCCTCCATGGGTGCTGGCCTGATGCAGATGGAGGAACTCCTTGGTACCGAGGAGATCCCCGTCCTTGTCCGCTGCAAGTCCCGTGAGGGTGGCAACGGCAAGGTCTACGGTGAAGAGATGGTTCTCCGTCGCCTCGAAGAGTCCTGAACCAATTCAGTCCTCTCCCCCCACTAAGACCTCATGGGCCACATAAGGTCGGGGGGAGGGGGCATTCCTCCTTTCACTGGACCCGACGTTGTTTCATCCATGGGCAGCGTCGGGTCTTTTTCGTATTCTCTTGGATGTCCAGTCTGGGACGCTGGATACTCTATATACCAAACTAGTCCCCCCACTTCCGGCATGGGGATACCGTTGCCACGGACCCCATGCCTTCATCTCTTTCTCCTTGGCCCTATACTCCTTCCACCAAAGGGGTATGGGGCTTTCTTATGGCGGATTCCTTGACAGAAGTCCCTGTGTGGGCTACTCTCACTCCGGCTCGTAAACACGACGGGCTGGATGCGGCTGTCAGGATCCGCATCACTCAAGACCTCTCGTCAGTACCGCTGCCTCCGTTGGACCTAATGAATCCCTCGCCTCGAGGATTCTGGAGACAAACGGGAACACTGAGCGTCATCGGCCCATGGCTGGTGGCAAAGGTCGGGGAAGGCCCCGGACCTGTTGAGAGTCTACGGCGTCCACTCACCGTAGCCTTTAGACAGGTCCGGGGCTCTCTCAAATTCATAGACCTGATCGTAACTCGAGACCACAAATCAGAACTGGCGGAGTTGATCTCAACACCCCAGTTGCAACGCTTGACCCCCGGTCGGATACCGGCGGGTATTCGCCACACAGACCCCGACAACTACGAGGTCTGGTTTCCACTAGGAGGACCCGATGCACACTGACAACATCACATGCGAAGACGTTCACATCAGCCCGGCTATGACTAGTCAGGTTTTTCATTGGGAGCATCTCTCACAAGAAACCCGAGACAACATACAAAGTCTCATCAACAATGCGATCGACAACGAGATCGCAGATAATCTGTCCCCCGGCTCCGACATCGTGGAGGCGGAGGTCGTCGTTCAAGTCACCATTCACACCCAGATTGCGGAGTATTGAAAATGCACGAAATTACCAGTACCGACAACATCGTTCTCCACAAGGAGAAGGCATGGCACGGCCTCGGCACCGTCGTCGAAGAAGCACCCACCCCAGAGGAAGCACTGAAGATTGCTGACATGGACTGGGTCGTCAACAAGACCATGGGCGTTCGGGGCGGCACCTCCAATGGTGACGTCTTCCACTCGGACAAGTGGGTTCTCAATGTACGCAGCGACACCAGCGAAGTGCTGGGCTGCGTGTCAGAGAACTTCAGCCCCATCCAGAACAGGGAACTCGCCCACTTCTGCACGGAACTGTCGATGGATTCCGTGGTCAAGGTGGAGTCAGCAGGCAGCCTGCTGGGGGGACGCAAGGTCTGGTTCCTGCTGAAGTCGGACACCTTCAACGTCGGACCCAACGAAGACCCCGTCACCCCCTACATCCTCGTCGCCAACGGCCACGACGGATCGCTGGCTTTCACGGGTATGACGACCTCCGTCCGTGTCGTCTGCAACAACACGCTGTCGTGGGCCATGCATGGCAGTGGCAAGGTGTTCTCCTACAAGCACTCTTCAGGTATCTGGGGCAAGTTGCCCGCCGCCAAGGTTGCCATGCGTAAGGCACTCGTCGGTAGACAGGAGTTCGTGGATGCGTGCCGACACCTCCGCAACGTCAACATGACGCGGGATCAGGTGCAAGCCTTCTTCCTCGACATGTACGCCAAGGTCGTGGACCCCATCGTCAAGATGAACAGTGCCGAGCGTACTAATGCGGAAGAGTCGGATTGTCGTTACAACAACGCACTCAGCAACATCTACGAGATCTCGGCGAACTTCGACTACGAGTCGTCGATCGCCGGTGCCACCTACTGGAATGCATTCAATGCTTGCAGTCGCTGGCTTCAGACTCGCGGACGCAAGGGTGGAGATCACGCCGCCGTCAACAAGGTTCTTGGCAATGCGTCCGAGAACACCAGCAAGGCGTTCAAGTTGGCTCTTGCCGCCGCTGGAAACTGATCACCTTTCCCAGCCCCCTACCCCCTTGCGACCGCAGGGGGTGGGGGTGCTTTAGTCAGTCACCACAGAGTACGGATCAAACGCATCAAAGGTCGAAGGTAGGACTCTTGCCTTCTGAGCGGTGCTGAGATCTAGTTCTTCTGGGGTGCGGGACTTCAGAGTCTCAAGACGCTCGGCGAGATACGGTCGAGCAACAGGACGGAAGTCCCTTGGAAGTCTCTGGTACATCCGCTCCTTGAGCGGGACTTCCCTGAGTTGGAGAGCCCTGTCCATCTGGGACTTGTCCACCGAAAGGGGGTACTTGAACCGCTTCTCGAATGCAGCCTTGATTTGGTTGGCCTTACCCATGTTGTTGGAGAGGACGGCGTCAACATACTTACGGCGTTCGTTAACTACCGCCTGCCTGTTCTTGACGAGGAAGGAGTTCAACTCCTGATCCGTCTTGAACATGTAAGAGTTCAGGCCGAGGCTGCCCAGAATCGTACGGGGGGCACTCCGATACTCAAGGAGACTGCCGTCTGAACGGTAGATTGGGACAGTGCCGTTCTCTCGGATGTTGCCCCAGTCAGCAAACTCTCTCTGGATCCCGCCAAGATATCCCTGCGGGGTGGTGATCCGGGGTGCCATGTTGAGGGCACGAGTAAGAGCAATGCCGCCGGGAACAAAGCGGGGGGCTATGACGCCGAGGAGACTCTGGTCTTCGTTGGTAAGAGCCTGTGCTGCCTCACGGACAATAGAAAGGGCGGGAGACAGGGGCAGGTTGTATCCCACCTCGGAGTCAGGGGCCAAAAGGAGTGGACCGACAATCGTCGAATCCCTCATCGTCTGGGCTGTCAGACCCCTGCTGAGATCCAAGCCAAGGGTGTTCTTGCCCAGTTCATAGACGATGGCACTGGTGCCCATCATCCTCATGAAGTCGTGGCCCATCGCGGCAAAGCGACCCTCGGTAGTGAACCCCGTTGCCCCCCACGTTCTTCGACCCTGATCAATCATCGGGGCCGTATCCGTCCACGAAGTCAGCGTTCGGATTGGGAACGTAAAGAACTGGCGGACCCAAGGGATCCCGAGGAAACTGCTCTGGAACGCACGCGGGCTGTTGATCAGGTCAGATCCAAACTGTGTGTTCTGGACCATGTCCTTGACGTTTTCTACAACCTCAATATCTCCGCGATCAGCAGTCCCCTTGACGACCTGAAAGACGCCATCCTTGGTGGGTTTGATTCCTTTGATTCGACCAGAAGCCTGCATGGAAGCAAGCATCGCTTCCCCAGTCACCGTCCGGTTGAAGACTTCAGTGTGCGTAAACAACTTCAGGGGGAGTTCGCTTGCCCAGAAGCGGAATCCACCCTTCTTGCCTGCACGGTTGAGTGCGGCCTCAGCAGCAAAAGCCTGTTGATCTATGAGTTCAAAGTCCGTTGCACGGATATCAAGTAGATCAATGCCGTTTGGATACTGCTCGGTAGCAAAGTTTGAAAGCCGGAAATGCTTGGCTCTCAACTGGTCAACCTTCATGGGGTCAGGCCGAAGACCCATGCCCATACGCTCTTGGATGTACCCAAAGTACTGTTTGAGTGCATTGCCATAGCCCTTGATCATGGCGGGGGCACCCATCCACGATTGAGCAAACATCAACGGCTGCATCAGGTTCAGCATCGCCGAACCAAGATTGAATCCAAGGTGAGAACTATAGAGAAGCGTGGTCAGGCCACGCCCCAATTCAGCACCCTGTGCTTCGCTGAGAGTCATGCCGCCGTAACGACGTAGCGACTGAACGAACTTGGCGGGGATTTCTCCCATGCCTTCCAGAGCCTTGAACGCCCTGCTGTTCGCCATCATGTCAGCGAGTTCCATCGACCGAAGAGTCGCGTTCTCACTTAGCAGATCCTGCATGGGCTTGTATCCACGCATCCGATCAATGAGAGTACCCATGATGTACTCTCTGGCTCTTTCCCCCCCACGACGGCCTGCCTTCTCCGAAGCGTTGGCAATGCCGTCCGTGGCAAAAGACAGCATTTGATACCGGGTGTTGCCTATCTCCGGCCCACCGAGAACCCGCTTCTCCATCTTTGCCGTAGCAGAGGGCTTCCCCTCCCTCAGCATGAAAGCCCACTCTTCAGACTTTGCAGCGTTCTTGATGAACTCGTCATCTACTGCATTGTCGATATGCAGGACGACATCGTTTCTCGTTGACTTCAAGTATCGCCCAAGAGAAGTCTCGAAGTCAAGGTCCATGACCTGACCCCGTCCATTCGGTGCATTCTTAGCAACATTATTTTCGTAGTCAAAACTACGTTTAATGACTTCACTAAGCCGTTGGTTTCGACGGCCACCATACTCATCAGCCAAGACAAGAAGATCGTCGGTGTTGTAGAAGGGGTCAGCAAGGTTTCGTTCTTGAGCCCTGCCCGAGAGAGCGTTTTCTCGGAGTTCCTTGTTCAGGACAATACTGTCTGTCCGGGTCTTCTCGATCTTGCCGCCGACTTCCTCGACGTAAGACCAAACATTCCGGGACATGTAATTGTCTAGATCATCGCTGGTTGTACGGACGCTCGTGAGGAGTTCCTTGAATTGATCCAAGGTCATTTTCACGCGACCCTTGTCATCCGGCGTCATGGCCTCGATGATCTTTTTGTACCCGTCAGCACCGACGTATCCCTGCAACTCCTTGCTCAACACATTGGAGACTTCAGCAGAACTCTTGGCTCCCTGCGTCGTCGACAAACTCCGGAAGATGCGAAGCAACTTGCCGTCGTCGTACTCCAACCTTCCGGTGGCATCCCAAACGTCTCGCTTGCCGAACATATCGACGTAGCGAGTCTTCATCATGTCACGGCTCTGGTCGAGCAGAGGCATGAACCCCTCTTGCCTCAGCCACTTGGCCGCAAGTCCATCGGGATCCAAGGACTCCTGACGGATTTCATTGGTGTAGACCTTTAGCGGAGTCTCTCCCGGAACGTAAGACAACTTGTCTGCACGGGTAGCGGACATGGTGACAGCCTTGTCAAACGACAGTTCAAGGTCATCACCCTCGTGGATGTACTTCTTGATGTAAGCAGCACGGTCTTCGAGGATCTTCTTGGCACTACCAAATGCACTTGTGGCACGCTTGAAGTCACCAGACTTCTGCAATGCCTCGCCCTCCATGACCTTTCCAATGTAAGAATTGTTCTTCTTGGATAGGACTTCGGCTTGGTGTGGGGTGAGGTCGTAAGTCTGACGAACGCCGTTGTCATCCTTCAGCATCAACTTGACGTTGTCTGCAAGGATGCCCTGTCGGCGGGTCATTGTCTTATCGAGGCCCGCCATGTGGAGGTGGCTGAAGACCCCGAACTTCTTGAGGTACTCCTTGAGCGTAATAGACTCGCCGTTGATTATGGCTGTTGCATTTGCAGCCTGATCAGGGTCAAGGCTTTTAACCGGCACGCCGAACTTAGTTGCAATCCGATCAAGTGCTTCCACGACAAGAGGCTGACGAGCCTCGGTATCAGCGCGAAGCAACGAAGAAAAGCGATGGCTTGCACTGTTGACCATCGAACCCAATGGGGTTCCTGCTCCATACTGATGGGCGTTCAGAAGACCAAGACTCTCGAGGATCGAGTACCTGCCAGTAAGAAAAGACAGATACTCCGATCCTTCGGAGTCAATCATCTTCTTGGACATCCCCCTGAAGACTTTCCCCCCACGACTCAGGGCAGCACCTGCGGCTGGGCTCGTGATGAACATGAACCAGACGAAGGGGTTGGTGCCAATGTCAACAAAGGCGTTTGTGAGAGGGTTGTTGCCAAGAGACTCTTTGAGTTTGCCTGCGAAGGAATCCCGCTCCGCCGGTGAAAGCGAAGCAGGATCAAGGAACGTATCCTTCAGGCTCCGAAACGACGCCTGATCCGTGAACATCTGAGACAACGCAACCATGGGCGCGTCGTATATCCGAACAGGATCAAACGAGCCAGCGACGAAACCCTCATCGTCAAGGGCTTCAGCCATCAGCCGGTAACTCGGGTCCGAATCCGCATCTGAATAACGACCATGTCATTGTTAGACGCAGAACTAAAATCGGCAGTAATAGTCGTACCAGCAGGAACCAAGTTGTTCGCAGGGTCAACAGTCGCCGCAGCAAAACTGGTCGTAATGGTGTGGGCGTTAGTAATAGCGGGAGTGCCAGACGCAGTCGTCTTCAGCGTGAGAGTGCCGCTAGCAACAGCAGCAGTAATAAACACTGCATCAACGATGGTGTCCCGCTCAGCGTAGAAAAACGGCTTGTTGTCAAGCGGATCGTTCTGGTCGTTAAGAATGACCACGACATCCTGAAAGTGATCAGGGACGCTGTGGTTGCGGCCATCGGATTCAATGAGAAGAGGGGTGTAGCCTGCCATGATTCAATTCCTTACTGGATGAGGGATGAGAACTCGTCAAGAGATTCGGAAGTGCCCATGTTGTATGCGACTTCTTCCAAAAGATCGGTGCGGGGGTTGCCACCCAGAACGACGGCACCCTGCGGGAGAATGCGGCCCGCGAGAATCTGGTTGTGCATGTGGGGGGACATACGCTCGATGGCGGCGATGTTCCGCTGCACCATCTCTTCTATACGGGCGGTCTTCAATCTATCGGAAGTGAGCCCTTGAAGAGATTCCATTTCTCTCTTCGCCTGCTCTTCGACAGAAGGCATTCCAATCCTGTCAAGACCAGATCCTCGAGCAAATCCTCCCGTAAGAGGAGACGCAATATCTTCAGCCAAAAAAGCAGCCGTAGGTGCAAGAAGCCCGAACGTCGCAAAGGGGTTCTCCTTCGCAAAACTCTTGATGCTGTCTTTCTGGGCAAACCCAGAAGCGGACTTTAAAAGAGATTTAAGGGCTTTCAAAGCACTCATGCACTAAGTCCTGCTCTGGCGTAAGCCTCCTTCAAGGAAGCAGGTCGTGTTGACTGCCTAAACTTGAAGATCTGATTTGGATCGGTCGCAAGAATGTCTTGCAATTCGCGGGACATAGGAATCGGATTACGATCCCCCATTGCAGCAAGTCGTCGTGCTTCACTAGAAGCATTCAATCTGCTTGTGGCGCTTGGCCTCATTGAGTTTTGGAGGTTCTGGGCGAACTCGGCGGGAGCAGAGGCACGGGCAAGACTCTTGCCTTCTTTTTCTTGGCCCTCACTAAGAAGCCTCATGAATTCCATAGCCATGAAAATGCCGCCAAGTGTACCACCGCCAACAAGGAGGCTCTTTCCTAGTCCCCCCTTGAAGAAGCCCTTGCCCTTCTCGACAAGACTCTTTGGTGCTTTGGAGGCATCCTCTGCGAGTCGCCGGGCAGTTGCACCTCGTCCGGTAGCCTTTGCCTGAGATCGCTTGAGTTCCCTCTGGAGTTCCTCGATGACATCATCGTTGACAGAAGTCCTACGAGACCCATAGGCATCGCCGCGAAAGAGATCCGCATCAAGATCCTGCCGAATGCGTTCGAGTAGTTCGGCCTGAGTAGCCCCACTACGGGAAGCAGGGCCAAATCCCGACATTCGAGGGATCGGAGCAGCACCTTCTTCGCTCAGCATTGCGATGAGGTTTGCGAGTTCAGTGGATGTAAGAGATCTAGATGCCATTAGTCAGCCTCTCGACAACAGGAACCACCGTAAGGGTACCAAGTCCTACCGTAGAAGTTTCCAACTCAGAGTCGTACTTCTTCCAAAGAAAAGCCCGATCTCTAGTCAGGACCCGCTTGTTGCGGTGTTCCCACAGAAACTGGCGGATCGCCTTGGGAGACGGAGTGCCCTCGACCTTGAGTTGGGGGGACGGATGCTCGTAAGGAGCGACCCACTCCGGCATATCCCCCCACTCCATATCGGGGTGGTCGAGCAGGATCATGTCGGACTCCGATTCAACGAAGTCCTTTGAGATCTTCTTCCAGTCCCTCAAGGTGCAAGCCTTTCAAGTTCCGCGATCAACGCTTCGCTGGCGTCAAGACCGGCTTGGTTCATGCCCCTAGCCCTATTGAATCCAGCACGGTCAACGCCCATGCGTTCCTTGAGTTCAAACCTCTGCATATCGCGAGCAAGATTTTCAACGGTGTCTTCAGATGCAATCAGAGCATCCAAGGGATCTTGGAGTCTTGCACCAAACCCAGAAGTGTCTCTCGAAATCACATCGGTAAGTGCTTGGGTGGTAAGGCCCGATGCAGGATCAATGTAGTCCCTAAAGGACCGGAGTTGGTCAAGGCTAGGGCCGCCTGCAACAAGACGATTCAAGCCTACAGCATTATCCCTTGAGAAAATTACTGAGTTCAAGAACGCTTGATCCGCTCGCATTGTGCGACTATTGATTTGAGCCCCTGTCTCAGGATCAAAGATAGGAACCTCAACTACATCGGAGTAAGATTCTAGATCCGAGATCTCTCGGGGCATGCCAAGAGATCGGTAAGATGTCGAGTTGCCTTTGACCGTTTGAGCAGCAGCACGAAGACCCTCGAAAATAGCGAGGGTGTTTCCAATGCCCGCCTCAGTAAACGCCCGGTTCAAATCAGAACGAAGTTGAATAACTCCTTCTTCATCCAAAGTAGAAGCCCTACGCATACCGGCACTTAGAAGACTTTCTACGGTCCCTCGTTGCTCAGGGGTAAGGTTCAACCCATCTGCCACGCTTGTAGCAATACGTTGTTCAAGAACTTCGGTAGGACTTTTTCGTTCAAGGTTTACCTTGTCGCCGATCACTCCCGGAGTTTCTTGACCCATGTATTCAAGGGTCGCAATCACTCGAGGATCAAACTGCTCGTCAGTAATCCCAATGAGTCCTCCCACAGACATCGCCGCGTAAACCAAGTTCTTTCCCAAAGCATCAATAGATTCATAGGCGGTTTTATCGCGACCAATGATCGACTTAAGATCAGTAGAAAACGCGGCATCAGTCAAGTCGCCAGCAATGCCTAGACGAACATCATCAACAAGACTCTCTGAAGCGACAATGAACCTGTCCAATTCACCGTGGACTTGATTCCTTTTGTCTCCAAAACCCCGTTCGTTGCCCTGATTGATTTCGTTTGCATCCGCAAGCGCGAGATCTAGTTGATTTGCCTGTTCTCTAAGAGCATTAAGTGCATCGCCTTCTTCGTTCTGGGCATTCAGAGACCCCGAAAGATAAGCGTGTTCGGCCTTTGCCTGAGCAATTTCAATCCCAAATCTACGCTGCTCAATGCCCTTCTTGAGATTCATCTCTTCTTGATGCTGCTGGGCATCAACGGACATCCTCTGTCTGGCAAGGTCTTGTTCTACGCTTGCCTTTTCCCGCAAGAAGTCGCGGTACTCAGACTGCGAACGTGCCTGTTCATAGACGCCAGCCAGTTGGACTGCACGGTTCCCCTGTGCAATCTGCTGCTGGTTCTGCATTTGCTCACGCTGGACCTGCTGCTGTTGCTGGGCAATCTGCCCTCGCTGTGCAATCTGAGCCTGCTGAATGGCCTGCTGGTTACGGACATTGGCCTGCTGACCACCAGCCTGAACCATCTGTGCGACATCAGGAGTAATCGGAGAGATGGGCTGCATACGGCTCATGCGAGGGCTCCGAGAAGGTCTTCGTCAAGACCGGGGAAGTCACCAGATCCAGTCGTCATGCCAAACTGGAAGTAGGAAGCAAGGACAGGAAGGAACGAAACCGGAGAGAATGGATTAGCCGCAACCATGTTCGCGTAGTTGCTGAGGCCCTGAGCCTCGTAGTTGGCGGCGTTAGCGATTGCAGACTGCTGCATCGCAGCACCCGCCTGATTCAAAGCAGCGGCCTGACTTTCAAACCCAGCCTGCAACTGACCGGCTTGGCCGTAGAGACCTGCACGCTGCATCCCCAACCCCGCCAAAGCGTTGTTGTAGTTGGATGCCTGCTCCGTCATGATCTGAGCAGTCTTGGCTTGGCTCTGGAGTTCAAACTGCCGCTGAGCGGCAATAGCCTGAGGATCGCCCATCTTGGCTTGAGAACTGAGTTGCTGGTGGGTGGACCTGTTCTGGGCAGCGAGGCCCATTGAGATGCTGGACGCCTGCTGGGCACTCAGATCCTTGAAGTCGCTCACGGCTGTATCGGCAGCATCCTTAATCCCCCCAGCAACATCTGCTCCAAGGCCGGACATTTGAGAAGCCTGTCCCGTCATGAAGTCAAAGGCGTCCTGTCCTCCAGCACGGATAGCGTCAGCGTTGGTGCCAATGGCAGTCCCATAGTTGCCCATGGCATCCATGAAGTTGCCGTAGTTCATATCATTCGCATTGAGGAGATTCTGGTAGTCCTGCAAAGCGGCGGCTTGAAACTGCTGCATCCCCTGCTGTTGGCCGGGGGCAACCACAGGAGCCTGACTGTAGGTAATCCCAGACCCCGCCATAACGCCGCCCATGCTGTTGGGAACGTAATTCTCGTTCATGCCAGAGGCGGGGTTGTAGGTGTAGCCCGGCGGCGGAGGACCAAAAGAGCCCTCTCCAGTGGCGGGATTGATCAGGCTAGCAAAGTCGCCGAAACCACTGTTGCCACCGTCGCCGGGACCAAAGGTCCCGAACGATCCGCCTCCGCCAAATGCTCCGAATGAACTCATCAGGTGTTCCTTTCCGTAGTATCGGTCGAAGTTGTGCGACCCCTACAGATCATTGCCATCAGTTTATAGTCTAGATCCGGGCAGAAGATCTCGATTCCGGGGTTCAGGGCAGAGTCCTGAATACCATGCCTTCCCGTAGTGCTTAGACCAGAAACCGTGAACGCGGCATAATCAGAAGACTCCCCGTTCTGAATAGAGTCTCCAATAATGGCCCCGGAAAAATCAGCAGGAAATGCTGAAACAGCAGGAGAATCAGAGGATGTGTTGTAGGCAAGGCCCCGGAAGAACTTGTAACCAGAAACCCCTCCCCACACATCAGAGAAGTGGCATCCCACTGACGACAACTGCTTGTTCTGGAACAGATCAAACGAGGTAATGATCTGCTCATCCTTGGTTCGAACCATGGGGAGGGCTCCCCCGACATACCTGAAGAACATGGGGCTAAGAGCAAGCACATCGCCTTCAGAAAGGCTGGAGGATACATTTCCTCTTGGGGTAATGAAGGAACGGGTGCCAGAGCCACCGTAAGTACCGTCCACCGTGACGGTCCCCCCACTAGCCTTGAGGATCTGGAACTTCTGGCCCACCTTCGTCTGGTCGGTTGAGGACACCACATAGACGTAGGCCCCGCAAAGATCGAGGGCTGC